CATTTTGAGGAATTGCAGGCTCTTTGTTTGGGTATGGCAACACATATTGAAAAATTAGAAAAAAACAAAATTCAATACGAATTGATTGCAGGATCATTTTGGCGTCTTTTCGACAAAGGTTATATAAATGCATACGATGACGAAGAGGATGAGGAGGCGCAGCATATAACTGAAATTGGACTTGATTCTCTATGGAAACTTAAGCCGCACTTATCAAAGAAAAAGATTTAAAAACGATTTATTTACTAATGATTGCAAACCAAGTAATTCATTACGTTTTGATTCAAATTGCGCTAATGAATAATACCCATTATCAAGTAAATTCTCTGCACTGTTATATTCTTTTTGTATTTCTGCAAGCAAACTGTTTGTGCTGCTTTTACCTATATTACGCTTTATAGTATAGATAGCATCCATACCTCTTATATGATCGTCTGTATTTGCTTTTAATATACTGGCTTCTAACTCTTTAGACTTCATAGCTACATAAGTGCTGTCTACATATGCTTGCCCAGATTCTTGTATGTAACGGCTAAAATAAGTATCATCGCCACCAGCTTTAATCATATTGCCAACATGACCACTTATAGCAATTTTATATTCATCTGCGTTTGTTGCATTTTTTGCGTAGTATGAACCTTGCGCTTTTAATTCATTATCAACTGATTGCTCAAAACGCCTAGTTATTATATCTTGGTAAGCTGCTGCAGCTATTGATCCATATTTTGCTGGCGCTTTATATGCTACAGGTTGATTAGTTTCTGGATCTATAGCTACTATGTCTCCACTATCAACAGACATAGCTTTCATTTTGCCAGCTTGCTCGGCTTCTACAGCTGCTTTTTTATACGCACGATTTCTAAACTCGTCTGCTTGTGCGGCTACTTGTTCCCATAACTCAGCTTCGCCTGTGTTTATTCTACGCACACCAACTGGTTTGTTGAAGACTTGTGTTTGTTGCCTAATTACAGCCATTTACTGTCCTCCTGTTGCAGCGGTTTTTTGATAATCGGATATACCTTGCGCCATAGTTCCAGCGGCTTTTAGCAAAGAAGCGCGTCTAGCGTTTTTACCAGCACGGCGTAAAGCCATAGCCTCTCTAGTCCTTGCACCAGCTTCCATGCGTCTTTGCTCTGCTAACCTACTAAGATCTGTAGCGGCTATTTCTTTTTGTTTTTCTAAGAATGCTTCAACTGATCTATCTGATCCTATGTCACGACCACTGGCTGCAAACATTGCTACATTTGTTTTTGTTGCAATATCGTACTCGTATCTGCGTTGTGCTGCTTGTTGCAACGCTAAGACCTCGCCTTGTTCTCGCTCGGTCTCAGTATTAAATGCATCCATTCTAGCTGCATCTTCTCTAGCTTTACCTGCTTGTATTGAAGCATACGCTGATATTCCAGCACCAATTAATTGCCACATTATGTAATCAACTCCGATATTAAGCCATTAATTTGTAATGGCATGGGATCAACTTGCTCGATAGTAACTTGTGGGTTTCTACCATATCCTAAAAGCCTAACTTCTTTGTTACCTGTAAATCCAGTAATATTATTAATAGCCCTGTTATTTACCTTAACAGATGTAGAATCCTTAACATTAAGTACAACTGTACTTATACCACGAACATCGCCTGTAACTGGCCCATTAGCCGCTACAGTGTCTATTGCATTGGTAATTACTTTAGATGTAAATTTTTTACCTATATAGAAATGCGTGTAGTCAGTATAGGCGGTTAAATCAATATTAACATTATTGTCTGAAGTAAACTCACCTAAGTAAACTTTGTTAGTCCCATCAAAACCAATAACATCTAATGTAGTATTAGCACCATAAAGCATAATATTTATAGGATTGCTGCTATAAGCATAATAAGCATAATTATCTAAACCAATGTCATCTACAAATTCACAAAAACAATACTCGTTATTGTGCGTTTTGTTATAAACAAACAACCTATCACCTATAGCAGCAGTAGCTAAGAAGCTTCCCTGAGTCGTAAGGTTAGTCCAAGCTGCACGTTTCTCTGCTCTATTAGAACTAAACAATCCAATGTCACCATTGCCCATAACCATAGCAGCATAAGACTCTTGAGTGTTAAATCCAGAATGTACAACTGCCATATCAACTGGATTTACTATAAGATGACTTGCTACTGTAGATACACCTGTAGCTATATAAGCATCTTCTGCATCAGAGTATATGTATTCGCGTACTGCTCTACCACCACGCTCAACAAATATAGTAGCACCATCAATAGACGTAGGTAATACAAACTCAGTACCAAATGGTGTTTGCTTTCTTATTTGTGCATTTGTAGGTGTAATAGCTTGGTTAAGAAATGTTGGTACATACAACTCGTCTGATAGCGTAAAGATCTGTAGGTCACGATTCGACCTCATATATCTTATTTCATTTACATCACCTGTAGCTGCAACCAAGTTTATAGCGTCAGTATCAGCACCTTCGCCAACATCGTAGTTAAAGAACTCACCGAGTTGACTCATAAATATTGTATCAGGTTCAGCTATTGTGCCAGCAAAACATAGCCTATTTTCATGGAATGTAACAGCAGCTGGATACCCACGTAATGCAGAAAAAGATTGCTCGTCCCATATTGTAGTCGTTGCGTTAGAGCTTATCTTAACAAAACCACCACCATCTTCAGAAGCATTTGCGTTAGTGCTAGAAACAATACTGTATGTATTTTCGTCTATAATTGATAATATTGATTTAGTTCCATTGATATTACTTGCATTAATACCACCAACAGCTACAGCATCTGCAACTACAATAGTAGCACCACCTGTTAACCCATGACCTATATGCGTAACCTCAATAACATTTGACCCATCTCTAGTGCGCAATGGGTTAGAGACTGTAAGCCTAGTAGATAATTCTCTTATTACAGTACCAGTAGCAATCGTTGATGATGTTACTGAATCTATTCTTATTTCATTACCACCATATCTCAATACAACATTGTTATGTTTTCCTGTTGTATCAAAGTAAGCGGAGCTAGCGGTTAATGTTCTACCGCTACCTTCAGTATATGAACTTACTGTTAATGTTTGGTTAGTGCTATGAAACACACTGTATGGTTGATATGTATCTTTATTGTCATAGCTTGTATCGAAACTAAATACACTAACCTCAAATGTTGTAAGGCTTGTTCTTGTAAGCATACGTGGCGCAAACAATGGGTGACATATAAACATAACGTCACCATATTGCGCAGTATTGTATTGATGCAGGTAGTCTTTATTAAAAGGTAAAGGATTACTTTGTGTATCAGCAGTTACATCATTTAAATTAACTACTGAGCCATCGGATAAAACTCTAAAAGGAGCAATAAAAGCATCACCTATAGCAATTAAATACTCTTCATTGTCGTCAAAAACAAATGTAGTTAAATGTATTTCTTTGTTTGTGTATGATGATGCAGTATCAATAAACTTTGTGCCATGTCGTTTTTTTACAGCACCTTCTGGCAATACAATCATATTCTCTAAGCTTTGCGCAGAAGAAGCATAGATGGGACTATCAGTCCTCATTACAGTATTGTCACTTATTTCTCCGTACTGAAAGCTATTCTGTGGGATTCTTACCTTCTGCATTAGCTACGCCTTTGTGCTATAAACCTTGATGTCATTAACTTGCGCGTTGTTTGCTGCTGCGAGTCAAGTCGTCTAGCTTTTATCATCTGTCTTTCAGCTTGTTGATCCATCATACTACCTAAAGAAGCATCCCTAGCTATAGATATTGACAGCATTGCAGCCACTTGGAACTCTACAGCAAGTGTAAAGTATGAAGGCCATGTGGCCTCAGTAGCGCGGTATATGTAATCTGCTACAACAACTTCATTAGTTGACGTATCGCAGTATATCTTATCGCCATATGTGTCATATATAATTGGATCATCGTTAACTGTTACTGCACTAAGCATAAGAAGATCTGATGGCATTTGGTATGCAGCATCATATCTACTTGTAGGCGCAGCAGCTAATCTGTTTAATACTTGTTGGTTAGTTGCAAATCTCCAGCGTGTACTTGTTAACGCTGCTCTTGCTATGTCTTCGTACATTGCGTCAACTACATCAGCCTCGGCTGTACCTTCATCAAAGGATGAAATAGGAGAACCGCCCATTAGGACGGAAGCGCGTGAACATACTTTTATTGGTGTATTTGCTGGCATTTCTTCAACCTATATATTGGAGTTAAAGGGGGCCGAAGCCCCCTAAAATATTAGTTGTTGTCAAGAACTTCGTAAACGCCATTGTTGTCGATTACTACTGAACCCATTGACATCATTGATGTTGCTAGGTGTGCAACCTTTTGCGGTACATAGTTAAGCTCTGTTTGAACATCAGAGTTAATACCGATACCAACTGATGATGTATGGTAAGCAAAGTTCTTACCACCAGCTACAGCAGACGTTGAGAAGATCTTAAATCCTAAGAACTCTTTCATTGTCATACCACCAGCAAATGGTAGGCTTTGTGGCCCAACATAGTCACTTGATGCGAACTCGTTGATGTTGAACAAGTCAGTGTATCCAGCTGGAGACATAGCAATATAACGCTGTCCGTCTTCTGGAATGTCAGCTGTACCCATTGTTTCAAACAATGTTAGTAGGTCACCTTTAACTAATGCACCTGCTGTGTCAGCGATTTGCGTTGAGTTTGCACCAGCATCCATAGCTGCTGTAATTAACTCATCTGTTTTGCGGCCTAATGCAGCAGCAGCAGATTGAGCTACAACTTGACGCTCATTGATGTTGATCTTTAATTCGTCCAACTTATCAATGTATTCCGCTGCGTAGTAGTCAGCCATTGTGACTTCTACGTTAGTGTGCGCTAGTTCCATCGCTGTAACATCTCCGTTACGCGCTTTGGTTGACGCTGTGCCTGTTCCGATTTTCTGGAATCTTGCTACTGATGCAGATACATTTGTTGAACGTACTGTGTTGCGAAGCTTAGAACCCATGCGTTGATACGCCATGTGGACTTCAGTTTCGAACTGCTTAATAAAAGCTTGGTCGATTGTATTAGCCATTTTTCTTTCCTAAATATAAAGTTTCGGTTACTCGGGTATCCGTTCCTTCACATCGACAAGGGTATCCAAATGGGCCTTTCAGTGCATCACGGGCCGTGATGTTTCACTATAAGCACTTTTTTGTGGTGAAATGCAACGCACAAAATCAACATAATGATTAGAATTAAACTCAGTTACACCTATTGCTTCGAATCCTAGCCATGCTGCCCAATCCAACATAAACTGGTGATCGCTCAATATACGCATACACATTTCGTCCTGTGTTCTATCAAAAAATGTAACTAACATACGTGATCCACGCGCTATAGATGTAAAGTTTTTCTTAATATTCTTAGAAAACATTGCAAAAAACTGCGGTGTTTCTCTACCATCTTCGTACCAAAGGCCAGATATAGCAGTAAATACCTCACCTTCTTTGCGTACTAAGTAGCAATCAGAGTATTTCATCATCTCTTCAATGCATTCTCTGACATTATGATAGCCAAGGAGATTTATCTCCCTGACATTTTCTGGTGCTAGGTTAGCAATAACCTCTTCAACATGATCTTTAGTAAAGGGTGTTAGGTAAAAGTTACCACGCTTTATTATCTTAGCTTCCATAAAGTTTCTTAAAGCCAGCCTCTACTTGCCGAACAAATGCAGGGTCATTCTTACTCCAATACCTTGGGTCTTGCATCATTTCCTTTAGACTGTCTTCACTTATTCCAGCCGCAGGTGTTGCATCTCCAGTAAAGGAACCATCTTTCATAGCTTCTTGTATAGCTTCCATAGCTATAATACCCTCATGCGTTTCAAATAAACGCTCTATTGCTGGCATAGTTTCTTTGGGGAAAAACTTAGTAGCGAACATCGATGCCGCTTCAATCCGCTGATCAGAGTTTTCCCCCAGTTTTGCAGCTTCAGCATCGAGGTCAGGAGCAGAACCATCCATCGTCTGAAGATACATCTCAATACCTTTTTCGAACTTATCTTGTCCAAAACCATTGTCAAATGATTGTTCAGCCCACCATTTAAGTAGCTCATTGTCTACAGCTTCTTCGTCATCAACAAAGTCTGGTAGTGCATATTCGCCAGCAGATGCAGGTCGATCAGCATTTCTTGTAGAATCATACTCTTCTTGGAACTTAGCACGCAGATCTTCTTCCTTTGTGCCTAGCTTGGACTCTAGTTCTTTATACGCTTTGGCTAAATCTTCGCCACTATTGTACTTCTCAGGCAACCATTCTGGTCTAGCTGGTGCTGTATCTTCAGCAACTACAAAGTCACGCTCCGCAGTTTCCCCATGTGTTGATTGTTCTGACTCTGTTGGGATGTCATTCATTTGTTTTTACTCCTATGTGCATGTGATATGCGGCGTTCAACTAGGCCAACAACGTATCGTTGACCTTCGTGATGCCGCAGTTCTTCTGTAGTCACATTAGGCCCATGTACCATTTCAATAGTAATGGAGCGCAAATACTTTAAGACAGCCTCACCAGCAGGGGTAGTAAATATTTCAGCAATATTCTGGCTTATTTGCAGATCTTGACTTACTGCTCGCTGATAACCATCGACTCCAATATTAACCTTGTTGCTCAACCATCTCACCCTGTTGTTGTTGCGCTTGTTGTTGCGCCATTTGTTGCGCTAATGCAGCTATTTGTTTACGCTGTTCTTCATCTCGAATCAAGCTTTCAGGTACACCAAACTTTTTAGCTAAATGTATAGCTGTTTGCTCACCATCAATTAGTAGCTGCAACATCTCTGGCCCAAATGTACCAGCAACCATCTCTAAGAACCTACCTACACTAGATATATCTTGGTTAGATTGCGCTTGAGCTAGCGGAGATACAGAACGTATCTTAACTTCACGCCCATTTACAGTAGGTACATCTATGCGCCCTTGCTTTTTAAGGATGTAAATAACGCGCTGTAGCACTGGTTGTACTAATTCAGCTTGCAATCTACCGAAAGCTGCACCCATACGCCTAGAAAGGTCTGCCATGCGCTCTGCTACTTCTGTTGCTGACGCTGGTGTCTTGTCTGGATTACCTAACATATCGTTATATAGCGCACGTTTAATGTTTTGACGCATATCACCTAACACTAACTGGGCTACATCAAAGCTACCTGCTGAGTTTATAGGCTGTAATCCGCTAGAACCCATAGCTTTTGGTATGATAGATCCTGGGACTAACTGTATTGTATCTGGGTTTATTACGCCATCATCTTCCATTTGGTATATGCCAGAGATAGCCATCTGTGCATTCTCAAGTATCATTTCAATGGTAAGATTTGTAGTTTTTATAGCAGATAATGCGTTAATTAATGGGCCACGACCATAAACTTCACCTGCACATTTAGACCAACGGAAGCAAATAAATGGATTTGATCCATTACCTACCATTTGTTTGTAGTTTAACACAGTATTTGTAGTCATACAGAACGCATAACTTAAATATGCTTCTTGATTCTTAGCTGAGTAGTCACGACACACAACCTCTAGTACAGTTGTTGTCTTATCTGACCCCATATAATTCATAACTTTAGGGTCTAATGTACCATTTGGATACATCATTTCTAGGTGATCGTACTTTACACCCTTACGCTCACGGAAAACATGATCAATTCTATCATCAGGACCAGTATCTAGCACTACATGAGGCAATGGTATCGCAGAAAAGTTAACAGGATTAAGAGCATCGCCCTCTTCTACGCACAAAACCCCAGTACCAACAGCTAAATCCATAAAGGATTCGTGTACTTCTTGGCTAAAATTAGAGTTTTGTAGTATCTCAAAGACGTATTCTGTTACCTCGTCAAGCTCGTTATCAACAGATTCGCGCTGATTTGGAGGAACCTCACTACCAGCCATAAGATCAGCCCACCTAGCAAAATTAGGTACAAGCCCAGACTGGAGGCGACTAGCAAACTCTTGAACACCCACCACCGCAGTCTCGTCAAATATGCGGTCATCGCGTCTTTGCCCAGCAGTTTCAGCGTAAAAACTTTCACGTTGAGGCAGCGCATACTCATAGCACTCCTCGAACAACGGAACCCAGTTCTCGCGAAAGGACTTGGCTTTCTCATACTTTTGTATGTACTGCTTGGCAACTTTTTCCATTAACTAAACCGATCTAAGAATCCACCGCCACCTGCTCTAAATAAAGAACGACGACCTGTACCGCCACGCATAGCTTTACTTTCAGCGCGTGACTCTACTGCTTCACCAATGTCTTCGCGTTTCTTTTCTGCTTTTGCTTCAGCTTCTTTACGTTTTGCATCTTCTGCTGCTATACGAGCATCCGCTGCTTCTTGAGCTTCACGATCTATATCAGCTTGGCTTCTTCTGCTACCACCACCACACATATTGTTCTCCTTGGTTGTTTTACATTGGTTGGCATAGAAAAGAAAAGTTTTCAATGCACAATTTAGAGTCTTGACCACAATCCTTGTCTACGCTGTGGCTTCTTTCGGTTGTCAAATACATTAAAACTGCCCTTTGCCACTGTTGCAGAGGCTGGTTTCTGGTTGTTTATTAAGGCTCTACCCTCTCCAGCACCTAACATTTGGTACTGTAGCGCATCATGTACGTGCGAAAACATATTTTTATCAGGCTTATCTGCGTATCTTTCGCCAGAAACTTCCATACGTCTGTACTGATACCCACCTTCAAAGCCTTTTATTAGCTGCTGACAGCGCGGATCTATAAGAAATGCTGGCTTTCCTTCTGTCATTTTCTGTAATTGGGACGCAACACTCTCTAATCTTAGGTCAACAGAATTAGACGGAGCAGGGAAAGCACGCAAACCAGCACCACGCAGTATGTGAAAGGGCGTTGATTCATCAGTCTGAGCGCGGAAATCACCAGCAGGGTCGCCATATATAAATACCTCCGAACAAGTTGAGAACCTAGTAGATATCTCTTGGCGCAAAACCTCTGCAAATCTAACGATACCCATGTCAAATGCAACGATTTCTTGCTGTATTAGCCACCTGCCACGTACCTTTTGCCCCATTGTAGCAGCAGGTGTAAGCCCAAAATCTATACCAATGTATAAGGGAAGCCCAGCAGCGATAGGTATTTCTTCTTTTGCTACGTGCATATCGCTAGCAAACATCTGATAGATAGGTTTACCCTCTTGGATAGAGCCTAATTTGTTCATAACGTATACGTCAATCCAGCTTTTTGTCTTACCGCGTATAAGATTAGGGTAGTAATCCTGACGCATATACTCTCTGTTCTCTGCTACATCGTTAGGAACGTAGTCATCTATCTCGCCATCTTCGTCAAACTTCTCAATCATACCGCTAGGTTGGGTATAAAACGACCAGTTGTCAGGTTTTACTAGCATTTTTGCTTGTTCTCTGGGGATATGATCAGGCACTGGCACTTCGCCAGACATGATAGGCCACCAATGATCCTCTTCTGGAGCGTTGGTATCACAGATAACGCCTGTCCAGCTAGCTCCACCATCGCGCATAGAAGGGAAACGACCTACACGCATGGTACATGCATCAATAATTGACTTAGGAATTTCTCTAGCTTCGTTAACCCATACGCCTGTAAGCTCTAAAGATAGCAATTTCTTAACATCTTCTGGCCTATCAAGTGCTAAGAAGAGGACTTCAAGCTCCAAATCACCTTTTTTAATCATATGTGTATAGGGAACTGACCAAGTAAACTTGCCCCATTGTTCCTCTGGGAACCAATCAAGCCAAGTTTTTATGGTTGTGGTCTTTAACTGTGGGTTTGTATTACGGATTATTGCCCATCTGCTGCGGCGTATCCCTTGTTTATTAGGCTTCTGCGCTAATGCGCGTCTAAAAATTTCTACGCAACAAGACACTGACTTGCCAGAACCAACAGGCCCACGAATGCCACGAAAGAATGTGTCGTCTTTCATAAACGCCTTAACAACTTCGCCATCTGGCCTGTATTTAAAATCTATCACTTATCTAATATCTTATTATCTATGCCAACTTTAATCATTCTTGCTGCAATTTCGGGGCCAATAGCCTCAATAATCTTGTCAGCTTCGTGATCTGTCTGAAAATCTTTAGGATGATGCTTCATATGTACTATGCGCACCACCCTACGTAGTGTATCGCGCTCTTTAGGCTGCAATGTATTTAGAAAACTCACAGTTACTTTTCCTTTTTAAAAGGTGTCGCTCTAGTTTTTCGTTCTTTCTTAGGCTTTGCTGCCTCTTTTACCTCTAGCAGAGGCTTAGAATCGCGTGTGCGCGTCTTTCCAGAGTAAGTATTGCCAGCTAATTCGTGTGTGTCACCCACATATGGGTCACCATTTTTAAATGTCCAAGCCATTATTTATCCTTTTTCAATAAAGTTTTCTTTTTAGGGAAGCCAGCTTTCATATTTTTGTAAGCCTTGTCGCTAATAGTAGAGTTCTTCTTAGACCTACTAATCCCTTTTTTCTTACGCTTATTTATGTTTGCATATAATCCTTCAGGCATTTTTCTTTTTATTCCTTTTGCTAATGGCTGCTGCTTTTGACTTAGCGTCAGCTTTTGACGATGCTCCCCATGCCTTTAGGCTAAGAAGAAGTCTAGTGGGTTTACCTTTAGAATCACGCTCTGGCCCCTTCATACCACCCATTCGTGCTAAGAAAGAAGCTCTCCTTGGGTTATCACCTGACTTAACTGGAGCTTTAAGCGTGCCACCCTTATAACTAGCACGCCCTTTAGCATTAAGACCACCCTTGGGATTCTTCCCTTCTTTACGTGTCCATGCTGGAGTCTTACTCATTTTGCATACGGCATTAACAATGACCTAGCTGCATTAGCAACCGATTTGTTAACGTCCTTTTTCTTTTTCTTAGGATCAGGTAAATCTTTCATACCATCCTCAGTGCGCTCAACTCTATCACCCACTGCTAGGGAAGGTAAGTCACCATAGTCCTTCTTGTTCTTCTGATAGATCTCTTCAGTCTTTGCAGACACCGATCCGCCACCACCGCCACACATCATTCAGTCTCCTTTGTATATCCACTACTCTTCAACGCCTTCTTAGCTGTAGAGTTATCAGCACTGTTATCAAACGTCTCTGGAACCTTATCACCAAATCTACTCATTTACAAAACCCTTTTTAATACAAATATTTTTAGCTCTTTTGTTCGAGCCTTTTTTAGTAATCATGTGAGTGAGGGACGTAACATAACTTAGTACCCGAGAGTTTTGACCCCCCACCCCCTTATCCTAAGTCTATTGACACCTTGATGTCCCCTGCCAATTGCACCTGAGATCTATCTATCGGCTTAAACCCTGCCCTATCTAGTAAATCCTTGCTAGCTTCCAGCTGTACGTACTCACTCTTAGCCTTCCTAGATAGCCCTGCCAACTGATGCACAGCTGCAGGAGCATGTCTGCTAAACTCCTTCGCCACCACTTCCATCATGTACTGTTGCACATGGGCTAGCTTCATACTCTTCTGTGCAGTAACTCTTCCACTGTCGCCTTGCGCATAGCCAGCTTCTTGACTGGCCTGAGTAAGATTACCACCATTTGCTACATATGCATCAACCAATGCAGTCTGTTTATCTGTTAGTTTTCTTTGTGTGATGTTGCTCATATTATCTCCAATTGTAGCCCCCCTCTCCCTCTCTCCCCCCATGTTTAGCACATCAATTATACTCTTTGTCAACGCACAAAACAGAAGAAAAAGCACCATGGGCCATTCTGTCCTTCAGACAGAACCGCGCCACTCATGAATAGAGCCAACAAGTTGTCTCTACCTGCTTAGTGCAGGTGAGTACCGCATTGTCCAATGATCACAACACCCCCTTGAGGGGTATTGTTATCATGTGGGCGGCTCAGAGGCCACACGCCCACACCCAATGGCTAACAACACCGCGTTTGTATCAACACCTGATTAATTGAGTCGCCGTGCTGGGTGCTCCCCGCACCACCCATCACTAAATCGCTAAAGCGATTTGCGACGAGTCGTCTCCGTCGGCGTGATCATACATATCTGCAAATCATGCTACCTCAAGGCTCTGCGGAATGACGTAACATCAGGCAAGCTGACGTAACATCATTCCTTGCCCAGCCCGAGGGCTGGCACTTCGTGGCCTTGACCTGTGATGTTGTCAGATTTGTGTTCGGAAGATGTAATCACTAACGATTATATAATATAAGGAATATAACATGACTACATATACAGTATACAAACTACCTATTGGAGAATCTACACCAATAGAAACACATACAAACTTAGATTTCCGTACCGCTAAAGCGATTGCCATAGAGCATATCAGCAAAGGCAGAGACTTTCATTTCGTATGGAGAAACCAAGAGTTTGTACTAACAGAATGTTAACTACATCAGCTACCTCGTTGGTCAGATCTGGTCAAGGGTTCCCAAGGCTAAAGCCCTTGACCAGAACTGCCCATCGAGGTTCAGCTGAAAGATATAATTTAATAATAATATATAAGGATATATACAATGACTATAGAAAATACATTAATCAAAGCATTAACTAACTTCACAATGGAGATGGAAACATATTCATACAGCACAAGAGATTATTATGAGCAAGATCAGTTAGAATATGCTCGTAAGATATTCATCGAAGCGATCATGGATAAAACATACTATCTTGTGCATGGTGGTAAAGTACCATCAGAAAAGTATGCAAACGATAGGAAGCAACAAGCATTAGACACTATCGAGCGTGCTAAAGCAGGTGAGATAGATTTTAATGCGGCTAGGCAAGCTAATTGCCTAAGTCATGCCGCAACTGCAAAGCATGAGGTATTAGATACAATGCTTAAAGAGTTGCAAGCATACTATACAGAATGGCAAGGTGATCCATACCTACCATATAAAGCAGACAAGTCATTCTTGACAGGCAACGTAGTTGCGCAAGACATAGAAGTACCGTCTGATGTAGCGCAGCAACTTGCCGCAATGGAAGCAAAGTTATCATCATAACTTATGGATTATAAATACATAGCACACATGGTGTGCTTAGGCTTGGTCATGGGTATAACCCTTGGCCTTGCCTTGTTTTCATACACATTAACATAACAATAACAACATCCCAAGACTGGGGTGTTGTCCCCTTAAACATTAACAACATCGCAGTAGAGGTGCGCTGTTTTAGGACACGCCAAGGAATTGTTTGCACTGCGCGTGTGCTAGTGCTAACATACTGAATAGAAATGGAAAACAAAATGAGGAATCAAATGGAAAAAGAAACGATGTTTAACACGCCAGATTACGAGGCGTTAGATTATTTATTTAACACTGTATACAAACAGATCGTTGCATCAGGTATGCTGGCTGACAAGTACATAGAAGATAATGATTGTGAGCTTGCTAAAGAAACTAAAGAAAGCAATCCGTTTTCAATCATATCACTGATGCAAATCAAAAACTTTATAGTGGAGAAGCACAATGAAACACACACAACTAATTAAGTTTATGCGTAAAGACTTAGGTCTTCAAGGCTACTCGTATAAAGTATTAAAACTTGTAATGAAAACTAGCTCATCAGTAATTGCTGAGAAGATTGATCATCATCTTGCTCAAGAAATTATACATCAAGATGGTGAGCGTCATCCATATCATGCTAATCGAAGAGAAGCATTCATGTATAAAGTAGCAGCTCAGTTCTTAGATCTGTATCCGCACGAAAAAATAGAGGAGTATTACCCATGATAGAAGTATACGATTGCTTTCAACGCACATGGTGGAAAGACAATAGCGACTGGCCTAATGGTTTAGAACCACACGCTGGTCGTAAGAATTACTATTTCAAAAACGAAATAGGAAGTGAGACACACGCCTTCTTTACTGAAGAGGAGGCTGTCGATTTTTGCAGTCAATGGAACGACACGCATGATGCAGGTCGATATAGCTGCAAAGCAGAGTACCAAGTAAGAGGAACAGGGAGATAACAATGTCAGGAAATGGATTAAATAACTACATAGTATCTATGCATTACGAAGAAGGATTTACAGTCAAAGTAATTGCAAACAATAAAAAGCATGCAAAGAGAATTGCATTCTGTCGTGTAGCAGATGATGGGTTAGACTGTACTGGTTACATTAAGTCAGTACACAGAGACTATTCCGTAACAGATATAGAGGAGATTATAAAATGAATATAACTATTATGAATGCAAGTAAGGTTAGACAAGTGCGTAAGATCTTCAAAGATTTTACCGCTCTTGAACTCAAGGTAACTGACACCAAAGGCAATGATGATTATATCACATTGCACTTTGACAACAACAAGCAGCTTAAATGGGAGGCTTTGCCAGATGACCAACACAATTAAAACACCGCCGATGACACGGCAGCACTATGAATTTATAGCAGATCTAATGGGGCCAATGGTTGCTTGGCCTTCACATCTCATTGACATTGCAGATGCATTAGAGAAATCAAATCCTAAATTTGTGCGCAAGAAATTTCTTGAACGTGCAACTAAAGCATGGGAGGATAATCAAAACACAGGAGATTTAGATGACACAATTCCATACTGAAGTTGCAGCTAAATTCAATGATTGTCCTGAGTGTGATGGTACTGGCGTAGTTGTATACGCCAGCCTAAACGATGACATACCATTGAGGTCATGCAAAAATTGTAATGGCGATGGGTATGTAGAGATGGATAAACTTGACTGGCTTGATTGACTGCTGCATAAGAGCAGTATGATACAAAGTTATTGGCATACCATACAGGAAAAGCATAAGGAATTTAATATTCCTTTGCATAAAGTATTCATCAAGGCAGGGCTACCAACCTCAACGTACTATCGCACGTTAAATGGCAGCACTGAATTGAGATATGAAACCGCAAAGAAAATTATGAGAGTGATGGAACTAATGGAAGGTGCATATCCTACGAGCAGGGATAAGCGTAAGCTGCATGCAAAAGTTTCCAAACTATAAACGTGATACATATGTAACAACATCTTATGATGAAATGATTACAAGCCTGATTGATAGACGCAATCAATTAGGTATGTCACAAGAAGGGCTTGCATTTAGTATAGGTTGTACGCCATCATTGATTCATAAGTGGGAGCAGTACAAGCGAGTTCCCTCAGGTTTCATGTTCGCTTGTTGGGTAGAAGCACTTGGCTGTCAGATCGAAATCAGCACGAAAGATATTAAGTAATCCCACATATCCGTGTGATGCATGTAATAATCGTACTGAATTTTTTGTTCAGATCATGGCAACAACAAGTCCAGCTACATATCATACCATATGTATGACATGTTATGAGGAGCAGACATGGCAAACAAAAATAAGTCTAAAGGAATCTACCACGAAAAAAGATTCTGCGAATGGCTCGACAAAATCGGCATCGAAAACTACCGAGTCCCACTCTCAGGTGCGCTCGGAGGAGAGTGGAGTGGTGACATCCACGTCACACTGGGCGGACGAAAGCTGGTAGCCGAGGTAAAGTACAGAGATAAATCTAATTTCCCTAGTCCATTTACTGTACTAGATGGCAGGGACATAGCCTTCTACAAAAGAAAGACAGGCAAACCACAGTCCCTGGTCATTATGCCAGCGGAATTATTTGAACACTTATTAGGAGAGACAAATGGAAAACCAAACAAAGATGATTAAAGCACACCTTGATAAAGGTGAATCAATCACAGCCATTGAAGCATTGAATATGTTTCAGTGCTTTAGATTAGCAGCACGTATGCATGACCTTAAAGAAAGTGGCTATCCTTTTATGAAAGAAATGGTTAAGCTAGATAACGGCAGAGCTATCGCTCAGTACACAAAGGTAAACCTCTAGTACGGCTCATGATACTAGAGGTTTAACAGTAAGAGGACATTAAGAAATGGAAAGACCTAATGTATGCAGACATATTACTACGAGATGTAATTGATTGGCAAGTAAACAATCCTAATGCTAAATATATTTTGATTGTGCTTGCACGTTACACAGATTTAAATGGTGAGTGCTTCCCAAGCATACCAACTTTAGTCAAGACTACTGGCCTCAGTAGAAGTACAGTCATACGTGCTATCAACTGGTGCATAGATAATAATTATATAACAAGAAAGTCTGGACGCACTGGCATAGCTAGTGTGTATAGATTCAAACATTTAATGGAGGATGATATGAAGAAGACCAGTGTCACACAGACACCCCAAGTTATATCTAATGTAATAGATATTAATAGTAATAGTAATACTACTTGGAGTGTCACACAGACACCCCCCTTCGATGCTTTCTGGTCAGTGTACCCACGCAAGATAGCAAAGGGACACGCTCGCAAGGCATTCAATAAAGCATGTAAGATTGCAGATCCCATTGCAATTCTTACTGCTGTTAAAAAATTTGCTGATGCTACTCAAGGCACAGACAAACAGTTCATCCCTCACCCTACCACATGGCTCAATGGTGAGAGATGGGAAGACGACATCGAGGACGTTGCACCTAGCAACAGAACCAACACAGATTTCTTAGATGAAATCATCAATGATATGTCGCATAAAAAATTAGCCATAGATAAGGAGTAACACATGGACTACAACCAACGCACATCGATGATAGGTGTCTGGCTACAGGGTATCTTAAAACGCTACACGCCACCATCTAGCATGGATCGTGACACACTCGGTCAAGAGCTTCAGCTTATTGTCGAGGACATCAACAACAATATACCTTCTTCATTCGAGAAGGTAGACTTAGAGGTCGTGCTAAAAAAGATCGATGGTCACGTCCGACAGTATCAAGCTTCTCGTACGTGGCCGACAATCAAGACGTTCATCATGTCAACGAAGACAGCTGTAGACGAATACTCACGCAATACAGAGAGCTTGAAGGTGACATCACAGAGCAAGCTCGACTCAGCAATACTCATGGTCAAGCGAATCAAATCTGGCGGCGCAATACCAGAGTGGATACTCAACCCTGACTCAATCTATCGACAGCGACTGCTGCTTGACACAGATCTTGTCGAGTCTGACTTCAATAAATATCTTGATCCTACTGCAACAATGCAGTAGACAAGTACATATAAGAGGAGAATAATAATGGAACGTAAAGGATTTATTGGCGGCAGTGACGCTGTCAAAATAATGAACGGCAACTGGTATGAACTGTGGCAGATCAAGACAGGTCGTGTCGAGCCAGAAGATTTGTCACACAAGTTAGCAGTACAGATGGGCATACTATCAGAGGACATGAACCTCGGTTGGTTTGAAAGAGAGTACAGCAAAAAAATATTAGAGAAGCAAGACAAGTATACACGCACACACAATGGCGTGCCGTATGTGGGTACGCTTGATGCTATACTAGAAGATACCAACGACATTGTTGAGGCCAAGCATACGTTTGCACACAATACATTAGACAAAGTGTGTGACTATTACATGGCACAGGTGCAGCTGTATCTATGGCTATCCAATATGGATGGTGCATACATGTCAGTATTCTTTGGCAACAACAGATGGGAATGCGCATACGTTAAGAAGCATGACCCATACATAAGTGTAGTGCTTGATGCTTGCACAGATTTCTGGGCGCACGTTGAGAGTGACGATGAACCCATCGGACACGACCAACCAATAGCATCACCTAAGAATCTAGTACCTGTAGATGATATGATTAAACGTGATGCTAGTTCGGACAATCATTTCACATACCTAGCACAAGAGTACCTAGAGTTTGAACCTGCAGCTAAGTCATTCGAGTCAGCTAAGAAAGATCTCAAGGCTATAGTTGCCGACAATGAACGTGAGGTATACTCAGATCTATTAACCATACGCCGTGATAAACGTGGCGCATTACGCATTAGCAAGAGGAGTAAGTAATGGACAATCTAAATATATGGAACAAGCTATCCAAGTCAGACCCCAAGTATCTGAAGAAGGTTAGCTTCGGGTCGCGTAGCTTTACAGCTATCGATCCGCAATACCAAGTACGCATGATGACTGAGGAGTTCGGCCCAGTTGGTGTGGGTTGGGGATGGCAGTCACACACAGAAATAGTGCAGCTAAGTAATGGCGATGCCAGTATACTAGCACACATATCTGTTTGGCATGGCGAGCAAATGAATATGTTCGGCCCCTTCACTGGGTGTCGTAAGTTCTTCGATGCAACCAAAGGCAGACTAGCCGAGGATGCACCTAAGATGGCTGTCACTGATGGCCTAACCAAAGCCTTATCACATCTAGGATGTAACGCTGACGTGTTCCTAGGTGAGATGGATGGCAATAAATATGCAGCTGACACTGGTACTAAATCTGCAGGTAGCAGTTGGTAAATGGGTGGCTGGTATAGCAAAGAAGTTATACAAAAGTTTTGGTGTCCGCGCTGTGGTGCGGCGCCAAGAATGCCCTGCTATAATAATGAAGGGCGTAACCATCTTGAGCGTATGAAGAAAGCACAAGATTTAATAAACAAGACTATCAAACAAAAAAACAAAGCAATAAAGAAAAGGAGCCAGAAGCATGGCATACGACAACACAAACACAGGCGCAGCATTTAAACCTTTCGATAGCATGAAGATGATATTGCAAGGTAAGATAAACCTAGAGGGTAATGATCGTAAGGTCGTACTCGTAGCAGATACAACCAAGAGTGGCATGAAGATCATTGAGGTTTATCAGAAGGTAGGTGTGTTGTTTGAGAACGACAAACGTGGTAATGAGAATGCCCCAGATTATTCTGGGCCAATGGAAGACTACGCTGCAAGAACACAAATGCAGATCGCTGGCTGGAAGAAACAGAAGGATGATAACAATTATCTTTCTATGCAGATCAGTCAGAAACATGGCGGTCAACAACAGGCACAACAGGTTAGCACTGCTCACCTCGATGTCGATGATGACACCATACCATTTTAATTAACAAGGGCGAGCTTCGGCTCGCTCACACACGGAGGACTTATGACTGTACCAATCACACCAGAACTAATTGAACGCATCAGATTCTATGCAAATAATGGCATGACTAAATCACAAGCCAACAGAATCTATGGCATACCACGCCATGCAATCAGGGTGGCTGTTGAACGATACGATGTAAAGTTTACAACAGGCTACACAACAGGCGCAGAGCGTGCGTTCAGAAATCAAACAGACAAAGAGTATGAGGATAAAGAGCTAATCTATAAGTCAACTGTTCAGCGCAACAGGTATGACCAGTACAAAGAGATACTCAAGACTGCAAAGACAGCAGCAGAAAGAAAAGAAATTACCTATGGGTTTGTGCTACATGAGTTTGAATTAACTCAAGCTGCAAAGAATAAACGCACACCACTCCCTGGTTTTAATTCAAAATTTTCTAGCCAACCAAGGATAGCGGATCTTCTTCGTGCGGAGCATTAAGCTCCGCCAGAAAGATATATACTTAAACCCCAACGTGTGCAATCCAAGAATGTATTTTCTTTGTCTGCTCCATACGATCATCAAGCCCATGTGTGCCACCATTCACACGCTTGGTTATGCTAGTAATAACTGAATCATTCACACCATCATCAGCCATCTCAAACAAGCCATTGGATTCAAAGAACCACATGGCAGATTCAAATGCATACTCAGTAGCAACAAGATCAGGGTCAGTCATTACATCAGGCAGCCCCATATCACTAGCAAAAGATCTATAGTTTGCCTTGCCTGTCAACTGGATGAAGCCGCGCCCGACCCAAAGCGCTCCCTCATTATCTCCATTGCCCATGCGATTAGAGTATACCTTGTTAGCTAGTGCCTCTGGGTTACGCGCATAAGGTGCAGCCGATTCCATAGTTGGAAATCTCTTAGGCCACACACGCATCATAGACTCAGCAGAATAATTAAGATTCTCTCTGGTTAAACGAAACATACCTGACTCATGTGCTGCTTGACCAAGCAGGTGTGCGCCACGCTTACGATTCAAACCAAAGTAATCAACGATTGCTCTCGCTGTGTTGGGCCCGAAGTTACCATCAGCTGTTGCACCGATACGATCCTGCAATATCTTCATAGCTTCAGTCATTTTTTAAATCCCTTCATAGTACGGATACCAAAGCTGGCTGCTATGCTGGCATACAACGACCATTGAAACCACTGCGGCGCAGCTTCGAGATTAGCAAAGCCCTCCTTCATATAGGGCTGCAGCGGTGGTACAAATGAACACGCAACGATTGCAATGAAACATACAGTCCAAGCTTCATCCTTCCAGCTATTCTCACTGGCCTTAATTGCTGCTTGTTCCCAAGAAATCTCACCAGTTGCAAGCTTCATCTTAGTTTCAGCTTCAGCCTTCTTAACAACAGCCTTCGAATCTATCACAGCACCAGCAAGATCAGCAACCTTACCTATCAATCCAAGTCCAAGCATATTACTTTCCTTTCGTAAACGCTGACGCTCCAAAGAACGCAGCCACTATGCCAGCAACACTGACAAAATACACACTTGCCATGCTGCCGAGTATCTTAGCAGCCTCAATCAAAGTCAAGAGATCTGCTAGCACCACCGCCAAGGGGTATAGGAGCATCCCTGACAGGGCGAACCATGTCATCTTGCGTTGTGCATCCCTTTGAGCGTCTTCATCCTCTAGGCGACGCTTACGATCCTCGTACTCAAGAGCATCCCACTCTGCTTTATCTATTGCGCCATCACCATTGACATCAAATTTTTTAAACTCATCCATGTTATTCTCCTAATCAGCCAGAGGATTATCCAATGCCCTCTGTAATTTATCCATCAACTTATCTTCAAGGTCTTTCATCTCAGCATCTTGATTTGATCGCAAGCGTTCACGTTGCGATTCGAATCTAAGATCTGCTGCATCTATCATAGTGCGTACCTTCTCTTCTGTTTTACGCACCAACGACTCAACACGATCCGCTTGCTGCTCAACTCTAAGAAGATCATCACGTAAATTATTTTTTATGTCGCGTGTGTATTCAACTGTTTGTTGTACCTGCGCATCCATCAGATCCATTTGCTGTTGGTATTCTCCTAGGTCTAAGCCAGCTACCTCTTCTATCTTTTGGTACATGACGAACCCACCATACAGGCCAGCAACTACAGTAGATACAAAGGTAATGATGGCAAGCACAGATGCAAAGGACATCTTAACGCCACCAGCTTTGATCTGTTTGTCAGCAAGGTTATCAAATTCTGTAAGATCTACCATCAGTTTTCAAAGTCCATACTATCACTAGATAAATTCTTTAGTGCCTCCAGTTCATCGCGCAGCTTTTGTATCTCTAACCTACGCTGCGCTAACTCCACTTGGTATAGGTCATCACAATTAATACGAGACTTAGGTTTGTCTAGCGGTATTACTATACGAGCATAGACACCTATATCCTTTCCTCTATTCATTGTATTTAAACCAGACAGCACACCTGTAATACCATACTCAAGGTTAACGCCACCACCTACCGCATTGCTGCAGCGCATATTATTTGCAGAGAAACTATCCGATTGATAATTCATAGGTGGACTAGGCAATGTTAATGCAAGAGAACTACTCTCAGCAAACGCAGAGCTAGACAGTATGCATAAGAACGCAGCTAATCTCATGCTGGCATACCATCAAGTCGAGAACAAATCCTAGAAGAAACTAAGGTTTTTGATTCGAGTTGCCTCTTAATCTTTGAGGTTGTGCATATATATACAGCTTCATCTATATCTAATTCTCGTATGTATACACTAAAGTTCTTACGCGATTGGTAATCTACCTTAATTATTCTGTACGTTGCAGAGAAAGGGATGTTCTTCCAGTTCAAATCAAATAGATCTATCTGGTAATACTTAATCTCTTCTCTTGAATTAAACAAAGACAAGTTAACTTTGACCACACCAGTAACGTGAGATGGTTTAACAATAGGATAAGCTGGTGTCATCTCATGTGCATGGGATGAAAATGCCCATAGCAAAAAAAATATTATCAGCTTATTTTGCAACACAACTAGCCTGAACAACTGCTGTATATACCCCACCCACAAATGGTTTAGATGCAGCATAGTTAGCGGTACTAGATGTAGAAAACCATGTAGACCCAGCAACTGTTAGATCAAACACAGTAGTATTATCGTATACAATCTTGGCTGCATCATAGCCTGACATACCAGCGTCACTTGTTTGCGTTACACTAGTGCTGCCTGTCCATGTGACTGTATCAGATAGTGCTGGTGAAGAACTGAATGATGTTGGATGTGTTATGTTTGCTGTGTAGTAATTAGCAAGAGCTACATCAAACCTAATAACAGGTAAGACACCACCATCAGCAGGGGTAGTGCTTAACTTGCTAGCTATTGGATTGCCATACACACCACTCTTAGTTGTCTGTATTACACACTTAGCTTCCACGTTACCTGTTATATCTACATCAGCGTATGCTGGTAATGCACAGAGTGAAAGTATTGCCAAAGAATATTTCATATTAACCTCATTTGTTGTACTGCATATCAACCATTTGTTCGTGCAGTATTTGTTGTGCTAAATTATTACGCAAGGCTTTCTTGTTATCAAGTATTTCTGAATCAGCAAGACCAGCAGCGTCAGCATATACACCACCATTGATAGATGCATTGTAGTACATAGCTATATTAGTCTGTTGATTAATAGCCATAATAATATCATCTTGTCCTTGTGTCTTGAATAGGGTCAGCGCATTGGCAGATGCAGTTAGCCCCATCTCAATTCTAGTTTCTTCTTCTTCCTCTTCTTCACTAAGGATAAGATTGCCATCTTCATCATACTGAAACTCGTCAGCTTCTAATGTTTCAACAACAGCATCATCCTCTAGTGCATCATAGACTACAACCTCTGGTAATACAGGCATAGGCTTTATATATCCAGCACAAGTAGGGTCAGACTGTGGGTCAAAGCATCTATCTATTCTGTAGTTGTAAATAACAACAGCATCCTTAACGCTGCCTTCTCCCTCTACCTCAATAGATCCTGTACCCCAGTTTGTTGCTGGTATGTTGCTAAGATTAAAAGACTTAACGATTGTATTGCTTGGCACACCAGACCAATCATCTGTCTCTCTAAATATATAACCGCTGCCATCTGCGTTTTTATTGCCAACGTGTACTAGCATATCATCTTCAGTGTTCTTTACTGTAGTGTACCTATAGATCAAACCATTTATATCAATGCCAACTGCATCAGGCAGCACACCTGTCATGCTCCAACTTAGTGAGCTAGATGCTGCGTTACCTGTAGCCCCATAACTATAGGGATCAGAGTGCAAGTAAGAAGGCAAGAGTGCTAAAGATAACACCCAAACCAATTTTCGTTTCACCATTTTTATCAAAGACTCTCTTGATTACATTGTTTTGATCACGCTCGATCTCTTCCTTAACTGCTTCCATCTCCCATGCTAGCCTAGCTTTATCGCCTACCAACCCATCCTTGGGGCATGGTGTCCCTGCGTTGAGCATGGCTTCAAACACTCTTTCGTCTTGGCACATTACAGATACAGCTGCAACTTTCATACCCATATCGTACATGGTTTTGGCGTTCTTTAATTTTTCGCAGTTCATATCTCTAACAGTACGACCAGCAGAGATACCAAGTATCTGTGTCTGCACAGCACCAGCAACACCGACAGTACATAAGTCAGAGTTACTTGCGCTGATCTGTGGAGAAATAGCAGAGGGCGGTGGACTATTGATAGTAGTATCCATCGAACCATCAGAGGTTATTGTACTGTTAGTATCAGTGTAGATTGTGTCATCAGCAGCAAGACTGCTGCCGATTAAGATAAACAAACCAATTAATATTGTTCGTAACATGTTACATTTTCATTAGTACCGCAACGAGTAAGGTTAATATCGCGCCTGTTGCTGCAATCATAATGCTTTCCATACGTTTAACTCGACCAAATAGATCTTTAAATTGTATCTTAACTTCTGTTTTAATTGCAACCACTTGCTTTTCTAGCGTATCAAGCCTGTCATGCGCAGAAGATATAGTTCTTTTATTCATCCGTTTCTTCTTCCTTTAAAGAATCTCCAAGCATTTTGACAAAAGCTTCTTTGCCTACCTTAAGTTGATCTAAATTAAATTCTGCCGATCCAATCTTTTGCTGCAGAGAATTGATATGGTTAATAATAGTTTTCTGCGTGTCAGTGAGTTGGTCTTCAGTATAGTCTTTGTCATCAATCGTAATAACCTTTTTATCTTCAGCCATTTTGATCTCCTTTAGTTAAGTTAAAATTACCAAGGCATCCCAGATGAGGATGTTGGGTTTGCAAGTTCAGCTATCTTAGCATCATTTGCCGCTTCAGTATCAGCTTGCACAACTTGTTCGTGTACCCAAGCTAATACGTTTGCTTCTGTTAGATCAGCATAAGGGATGTAATCATCGTCTGATGGTACACCTGTATGGGATGTAGTTCCATATGCTGATGCAGTGTTTGTTCCATCTGTGCTTTCGCAACGCCAGTGTGCTATTGTTACTGAATCATCAGATGTGTTTCGCTCTAGGTTAGCGATAGACCATGTGTGTGTGTTTGGCATTTGGTTATCCTTCTAATGCTTCAACTCTTGTTTTAAGAGATGCTATTTCTGTTAATGCTTCTTGTAGTGCGGCTGTAAGTAATGGCACTAGTTTGCTTTGGTCTATGCCTTGGTAATCAGGAACACTACGAGTACCCATGACAGCGGCTGTAGTCTCACGCCATTGCTGTCCATCCTCTAATGTTTCTGGCTCTTGTGCATCTGCGCTGTGTATAACTTCATCTACTGCATCAACCTCATTACCATCACCATCAACGTAAGCCTCTGTAGCTGGAATATAGATGTCACCTGTAGCTGGAGTAACTTCGTACTCTTCATCCATCATTGCGTCTTTAGTGCCAGTGATTGCTTCTGGTACTATTGTTGCAACTTCGTGTGCTAAGAAGCCATCTACGAGTGTATTAGTTTCATCAGTTATCCAGTTAAAACGTAATGGGTTAAGTTGATTAACTCTTGCAGATGCACCTGTTAGGTCTACTAAGTTTTCTTTTAGTCTGTAGTCTGAGGATGTGTTGTAGGATGTAGATGTTCCACTTGTTGTAACACTCCCTACTTTTCCGTACCCATTAGTAATACATATCTGATTTTCTGCACCTGTACCAACTCTTCCAACATGCAAAGCAAAATCAGTTGTTGTTGAAGAACCATTATAAACTAGGGTTTTAGTTGTTTGCCCATGTCTTGTGGGGTTAGCATCACCTATTGCTACAGCACCTATTGCAACTAAAGCAGGGCCAGTGCCAGCATGGTTTATTTGCAAGCCAGCAAAAGGACAATTAACATCAGTAATATTAATACGAGCCAAGCCATTTGAAAGGGCATCATTTCTTCCGCTTTGGATTAATAATGCTTGCTCTCCAGCCGACATACCTCCAATTTCTAATCTAGCACTTGGGGAACTGTCTCCGATTCCTACTTGGCCTGATGCGTTGAAATACATTTTGGGTGTACCAGCGGTAATAGGGTCACCACCTGCAGAGTTAGACCGATAAATACCAAAATCGCTTGCGGCTAAATTAGTAGTAGCAAATCCCCAATTACTTACGCTACCTCCAGTAGCTTTCATTTTAATAGTAGCTATGTCTGCACTGTTGATAAGAAGCCCATTCCCACTTGGTACATTAACTTCAAATCTTTCACTAGGCGAAGTCCCAATACCAACGTTGCCTGACGAGTCTATGCGCATGGCGCTTGTAGTACCAACTTCAAAACTTATAGTGCGTCCAGCAATAGATTCAGATGAGTCTGCTTTTAGTTTCAGACTATATAATGAATGTATAGATGCATTATCATTTGCATACACACCACCTTTAAGCTGTATAGATGGTGCAGTATTTGTACCACCAATTACAGTTAATGGGGCGTTAGGACTACTCGTCCCAATACCAACACGGCCTGACGAGTCGATGCGCATACTTTCCGTCATAGACCCAGTTGCGGCTCCACGATAAAACTGCAAAGCCCCACCAGATGCACCTATTTCTTGCCGACCACCGCTACCTGAAAGACCTTCCAGAACGATAGAACAGTCGTTGCCTGTTCCTGCTTTTAAATGTAGAATACCGCTAGAACCAAAACCTGTTGGACTTGCAGGGTTAGCTGTCCCAATACCAACGTTGCCTGATGAGTCGATGCGCATACGTTCTGCAACAGTTGACGCAGAAGGGCTTGTCCAAAAGCTAATTAAGCCATCATCTTTGTTTACTGTGTCTGAACCACTTTCAAAACGTATTGCACTAACTTTGTTTGTGGCTGTGTCCCAGCTTGCAGACACCTCTCCTAAGAGATAATCTGCGTTAGCACCGATAATACCATCAAAGAGAATTTTAGGAGCATATCCTGTTGCCGCAGATTCTACTTGTAAAGCGGTTGTAACATTACCAGTGCCTTTTAGATGCACAGTAGACTCAGGCGAACTCGTACCTATACCAAGCGATTCAGCGGAACTGTCCCAGAAGAACTTAGCAGTTGTGCCTGTGTCCTCGTAAAAGCTGATGTCGCCGTTCCCATCTACCTCAAACGCTTTATTTCCAGCAGTGTATAGCTTGTATTCATCTGTAACATAGTGAAGCAAGTCTGTGCCATTAGTATCCCATTTAGCGACTACGCCGTTAGGGTTGTTCATTACTAAATGAGACCTGCTTAAAGCTGAGTCCTTACCAGTTTGTATTGTTCCACTATCAACGGTAACGCCAATAGTCCCTGCTACAGCAGCATCACCATCCACAGTCAGCCCATCAGCCGTCACTGTGCCAGTTACGTCAATACCTGTTGAGGTTGTGGCTAGTTTTTCTGAACCAGCATAAAACAATTCAACAGCACCATCGGTTCTAAGATTTAAAAGCTGTTCATTAGTGTCATATTTTTTAAAGAAGAATCCGTAGTTTGCTCGTGGAACTAATGCGCCCGTACCAGCTTCGTCAATATAGCTATGCGTACCATCATGGTAAATCTGAAGGTCAGACCCAGCACCGAAGATGGCTTTGTCGTTGTCACCGAATGACAAGTTGCCTGTCATTGTACCGCCAGTTGTAAGCAATCCAGCTGCATTAGTAATGTCAGCAGAGCTTAATGTAACAGCACCAGTTCTAGTGTTAAACGATGTAACAGCACCAGATGCAGTAAAGGCAGCATCATCCCATGCAGAACCATCCCAAATATAAAGCTGGTCTACTCCAGAGTTCCAATAAATACTACCTGTTGCTAAAGCATTGCCATCATTATCAACAGTTGGTGCAACAGATTTACTACCTAAATAAATATCAGTAAATTCATCTAATGCAGTTTCAGCAGCAGTCTTAGCTGTTTGCGCTGCTGTTGCATCTGTTGCTGCGCTTGTTGCAGAGTTTGCAGCATTTGTTGCATTTGTTCCAGCATTTTGTATAGCAGTTAAATTATCAGTAACATTAGTTAAATCACTTGCAAGAGGTGCAATAGCATTTATAGCTGTAATATTGTTAGCTACATCTGATAAATATTGTGCGTTAGGTGCTACTAAATTTACATTTGTAATGTTGTCAGCAACTGTTGTTACTTTAGTTATTACATTACCAACATCATTAACGTCATCTACATTATTAGCAACTAAGTTAATGTTAGTAGAATTAGCATTGGCTGTAGTTATCGCTGATATATTACTATTAACTCCAGTAACGTCAGCAATCTTAGAAGCTACACTGTTCACCTGCGATATAGATCCAGCAACTGTACCTATATTTGTAGAAGCAATAGCTACTGTGTCTATATTTGTTAGTTTTGCTTGTACCGCAGAGATTTCACCAAGAGAATCAGCTACGTCATTGACATCAGATATAGATCCACCAACTGTATTAATGTTAGATATAGAACCAGCTACTGTATTTATGTTTGTAAGCGCAGAATTAATTGCAGTTATGCTAGTCATAGCATTACCAACTGCAACAACCTGTGCGTTAGAGCCAGCAACAGTACTAATATTACTGCTGATACCAGCTAATGTAGCAATCTCGGAAGTAACTGATCCGATTGCTGTTAAATCCGCGCCAGTAGGGCCAACCTCTAAAGCACCAGTGCTGGTGTTAAATTGGATAGTCTTACCTTTGCGGCTGTCAAGTGCAGGGAGGAGTAAACCACTTGCCAACTCATAGTCATTAATTTGTATCGTGCGTGAAGCCTTGTCATCAAGGTCTGCAATCTGGGCAACAATGCGATCTAGCTGCGCATCTATAGACGAACCATTATAACTGGACGTTAAATCGGTTGTACGCTCCATAGGAACGTCTCTGACAAGCGTTACCTCGTCATTTAACGTAGCACCAGCAGTTAGAGTTACAGAGCCTGTAGAGCCATTTCCTCCAGAAACTGTATAATGCGTGGTAATTGTCTTTAGTGTACCCTCGATGTAAACTTTTATGTCTGTGTTATCAAAGAACTCAAACGGAACTGTAAACACAGTTTGTCCAGCAGTTGCCGTGTAGTTTATTCTTGGGTCATTGTTAGCTATGTTTATTGTCATGTGTCACCTCTGTAGTCTTTTTTCCATTGATTGCATAGAAGCGCAACGCACAAAATATTTACACAATTTATGGCCTGTTAGGTAATTGCCCTACAATATCTTTCATCGTGTCTTTAAGTACATCACCAGTAGCCATTGTTTCTATAAGCGGTATCATGTTTACAAAACTTTTTGCACCTTCGCCTACATCGCCTTCAACCATTTGCTTTATTGAACGCATAGTTTCTAATGTCCAGTCTGCTGGCGCACCACCTAAACTAACAAATGAGCCAAGAGGGTCATAACCACCGCTATATTTAGGTTGTATTGGAAATTTATCATCTGCCCCAAGTTCATGTGCCATAGTTATAGCTCTGTATAATAAATCACTTTGCAATGCTGCTATACCAGACATATCAAAAGATCTCATTATTTTGTCTTCTGTATCCATTTTATCCCACGCCCATTCTGGTGTGCGGAATTTACTTACAGAGTAACCAAGCATCATTGCTACAGCTATATGTACTGTTTTATTTCTAACTGCACCTGCTGCCATATTACCTGTAATTTTGTTTAATGCTCCAACTACAAAACTATAGAATGTAAATGGCAATGCAAGAAAACCACTTTCAACCCTTACATAACCTTTAACTCTAGGGTCTCTTGGCATTTTATCATAGTAAGGTAATGTTTTTGCAACATGATCTGGTATGTACGCAACGCCATCCATAGTAATAGGCTTATCTTCTGGGCCACCCATAATAACCCTGTTCATAACGCCAGATCTAAGTGCGTTTCTAAATTCATTAACAGCTTCTACGTCAGTCCATGCCTCAGTATTAGGTAATATTAGTTCACCGCCAGTTGATTTTTGATGTGGCATTGAGCTTATACGTTCAGCCATTTCTTCTGTAATATTGTATCTAGCTAAAAATTCTTTTTCAAAATCTGATGCATTACCTTTAGTAAGTTTTATAGATGAGTCTATTATTGTATGCCCACGAACTAAACCATCTAACATTTTTATACCTACTGTAACTGGCCCAAGTCCATTAGCTACAAAAAATGCATTGTTTAATTTATCTGGTAATGTTTTTTGAAATAAATCATTAGATAAACTTTCCATATATCTAAGGTGTGTTGTACCTAAAGTCATTTCTAATGCTTCGCCAGATAACTTTAGCTCATGCGCAGAATGTTTAAGAGATATATCATCCATTAAGCCTAATAAACTACGACCTATAATATTAAGTTCGTGATCCATGAATATAGATGCAGCATCACCAAATGCTGCTACACCAGAACCACCAAGAAACGTCCAACTTGTTGCTGTTCTAAGCATATCTGCTATTTTTGTATCAATAGAATCTGCTCTTTTAAGTGTAGTCCCAACAACTCTATCATATGTATGCACATAATTTTTAAGAAACTTGTCTATACTTTTGCGCGGCACTTTAAGTGCATTTAATTCTGAGCGCATCCTAAATAATTTTTCCTCAAGAGTCATAAGCTTACCAGTGTCAGGATTAAGGTTAGCTTTATGATACTCTAGTTTTGGTGCTACTCTTGCGCCATAGTTAATCATTAATTCTTTAACGTCTGTAACTAAATATTCTTTTATATCTGAGTTTGGTACATTTAATCTACGAGAGACAAGAGGACCACTCCGACCAAAACCAGTAAATATAGCATCAATAGCATCTTCGTCTGTCTCCTCCATTATAGTTTGTATAGTCTCTTCTGCTCTGCGATGCAAAGAAGCAGGGTCAGTAGCCATTTTTTGTATTTGAAATAAACCTTTGTCGTCTTTGCTAACTATAGTTGGATTTTTCTTATACGCTGCTATTAATAAATTTCTAAAACCATCACGCTCTTTGTGTATCTTTTGCCTATTAAATATACGCGGTAAATCATATTTATTAGTTTTAGTTGTTTTGCTGTGATGCTCAATTAATTCTAATGTATTGTCAATTTTAAATCTTATATCATCAAATGACTTACCAAGATTTTGCAATGCATCACGCATTTTGTCTGTTAAATCTAATTCATTATACAAAGAAGCAAGTTCATCTATGTCTTTTGCATTATTAATTTTATCAAACTTGTCTTGAAATTTTTGTAAATCTTTTTTTAGAAAAGCAATATTATCATCAACTTTGTTTTTTAACTCAACTTGTTTATTAGTTAAGCCTCTAGCTATTTGCTGTCTTTCTAAAGACTTTTGCAATTTTAAATCTTTGTCGTATCTTTTTTGTATTTTATCTTGAGCTTTTGTCATCCATTTTTTATTTGCATCAATGATATTATTAGTAACGCTAGTAAGCTCAAACGCTTTGCCAACTTGTTTTAAGTAAGTATCTTCAAAAGCATCGCGTTTGTTTATTAATCCTATTTCTTCTAGCTCTCCACCAAACTTTTCAAAGTATGCTCTTACTGCTTGTGTTGACGCTGCTTCTTCTGGTGTCATTTGGTCATACGGAACGTCATCCATTATTAATCTACCAAGATGGTCTTGCCATTCTGCAGGTGCAAAACTTTCTTTGCCTAGCTTTGCCCTTACAGTTTCTACATACTGACCAACAGGTATATTAAATAATTCAGCTTTACCTCTTGGACTAACTTTTCTGTAGTTGTCATTTACAACATCCATAGCTGCATACCACTCGCCTTGTCTGCGACCAGCATTAATATACACAGAATTACCCATGCTTTGACCCATTTGGTTTGCAACTAATGGAATACCGTTTGACCCACCTAAAGTTAAAATTTCTACTTTAAACAAATCTGGTATATTTGGATCAACAACTGTTGTTTTTAATGGGCTTGGTATCATTTTTCCAGCCCAAGATTCGTTAAACCATTTACCACCATATGAAATTGGTGAAATCTCGTCTCCTGGTTTTTTTCTTAATTTAGGTTTATCATTAACGCTATTTAGATATGCTTTGTATTGCGTACTCCACACTTTAGCCCTATCAGCACTAGCCCTTGGCCTAGCAAATGCAGTACCCAAAGCATAACCAAATGCACCAGATATTAAACCATCAGCCATTGTGCTTAATGTTGCGCTTAAAACAGCAGAACTAGCATTATCTGTATCTAAACCTAACTCAGTTAATGCATCCGTTAAGTTTATTGTTCCACCAGTAACTGCACCATCTAATGCTGATATTTTAGTTATTTCTTTTCTTGTAAGCTGCCTACCTGACATCAATGCATTTGCTCTTGCTATCTGTTTAAGGCCACCTTTGTTGCCAGAACTATACAAAGCTTTACCAACTAGCTTACTAAATTGAACACCAGCAACAGGTACAAAAAAAGATAATGCTATAGAAGGATCGCTAAACATTAGCGCACCACCAGATGATCTATTTAATATATCATTGTTTATTCTTTGTTTTGTTATATACTCTACAGATTGAGCAAATCTTTCTGGGCTACCAATGCCAAACATTTTTAAATGCTGTTCTTCATTTCTACTTAAATCATTACTATCAATGTAATTATCAACTCTTTCTTGCGATTCTGGATCGTATACTTCTGAGTTTGTAAAAAACTTATTTTGTTCAATTATTGGACTAAATACTTTACTCCAATTAGCGCTAAAAGTTTCACCAAATGATGGGCCTTCCCTGTCTTTTGGTAGTGCAGGTGGGCCTTTTACAAATGGGGCTGATGGAATAACTTTAACTTCAGCCATTATCTTTGCTCTCTTTTTTCAGCTTCGTATTTTTGTCTTTGCATTTCATAAACTTGCTTAACTTGTTCTTCGTCACCATATGCAGATACTAATTTATTAAACTCTGGGTCTTTTTGAAATTCACTATAAGTCATATGTTCAAGTGTTGCATGGTAATTAATAAAACCTTCAGCTTTAATTTTTGGCTGTGTGCTTTTTAATTTTGCAATAAATTCTTTGTGTGCAATGCTTCTAAATTCATTGCTGTAATCGCCAACCCGCTCTAAAGTCCAAGGTTTACCATTAACTATAAAATCTTGATAAGTTTCATTTTTATCTTTATATTGTGCAATGTATTTTGGCACACCATTAGCAAAAGACATTAAGTCTGGCTTCCAAAACACATCTGTGCTTAGAATTTTATGCCCTTCTCTTGATAAATTAACATCTGCTAATTCAGATCTTGCTTGATATTGCCCTTTAAATGATTGCACCAAATCTCTTAAAATTGTTGGCATATTTTGTAATGTAAGATCTTTAGCTAACTCTCTAGCTTGTGCAAATTTACCTCCACCTGTCAATAACGGACTATATGCATCATCTTGTGCAAGTGCTTTTGTTAAAGCTATTCTGTTTGCAGAAAAATTTGTAGGCCTTATAAATCCCATAACAGGATAAGCTGTTGCGCCATCTATGTGTGGAGCAATTACATTTGTATCTCTACCCATATTGTTTGTTTCAATATAATTATCAATAATAGTATCAACTTGTTCACTTGTAATTTGTACGCCTCTTGCTTTTTGCATTTTAATTGCAATGCTTAATTCATTTCTAAAACTTGGAGATACGTTTCTATCG